ACGGGCGTCCGCGGCGTCGCCGATCTGTGTCATCTCGGCAATTCGCTTGTACATCCCAAACCACAGTCGGTTCTGGTCGAGGGTGCGGTCCTTGCCCGGGCGCAGGGAGACCACCACGAACTTCTTGTCCCGGTACATGGTGGTCAGGCATGTGATGGCCTCAGTGAGCTTGGCCTGGCAGTTGACGCTGATCTTGTCGGTCATTGCGCCGCCCTCTTCTCTTCCAATTCCCGGGCCTGCTTGACCAGCAATGCGCGGCGGTCGGCCAGCTCGTTGGCAGCCTCGATTCGCATTTCGTCTTTTTTCTCAGCGCCGGCTGCGCGCATCTTCAGCATCGATGACTTCACCAGCTCGAGCTTTTCGCGGAGAGCCGGCGCTGGCCGCGTAACGGTGCCGGAGAGCAAACCAGCAATCGCGCGACCGTCTTCGGTGACTGGCTCGACACTCAGGTCCGCCAGGTACTTCTGGGCCTGTTCGCGCGGGATACGCTTTAACTCCATCGCCTTGGTCACAGCCTGGATACGGCGGTTGGCGTCGAAGCCTACGGATACGTGCCAGTTGACCGGCTTCGCGTCCTCGCGGGATTGGCCGACAAACCGCTCGTACGCGCTAATAAAGGCCATGCGGGCCCCAATCTTGTCGCCGGCGTCGAGTACGGGCTTTGCAGCGGCCAGGGCCAGCTGGATTTCATCGGTCAGCACCACCGTTTCGAATTCATCGTTGGTGGTCATGGCGATAGCCCAGGCCTCATCCTTCCCTGGGCGTCCGTCGTAGGTCTGAACACGCTGCAGGATGTCGGCCATAGCAAGCTTGCCCTTCACCTCAAAGCGACATGCTTTCAACGCGGCTTTGACGACGGGCACCGCGTAGGCGCAGAGGTCTTCAGCCATCATCGCGGCGGTGCCTGGGTTCATCTCCTGGCCCATGGCCTCGGCCGTGGCGCAGATGGCGGCGGCCAGTCCGGCAACTTGCTGGTCGTTCATTTCAGAGGTATTCATTGCGGTCACCTGATTGGCGTTTGGCCAGAACCATCTGGGCGGCCTGCTCCGCTGCGGAGTGGTTCGCCTCTGTCCGCTCCATCTGGCGGGCGGTCGTGCCGTTGATGCGCTGCCCGGTCACCCACTGGGTGTGATAGCTCTCGGCGTTGGCCAGCAGCTCGTTGAGGCTGTGGCACTTGCGCAGAACGGCGGCATCGCTGGTTTTCAGGAAGTGGGCGGCGACGTGGTGGGCTACGTCGGCGCCGAGGCGGTCGACGAGCAAAGCCATCTGCTTGCCTGTCTTGGCGTTCCATACCGGCCAGGCGTGGTAGCGTTTACGGTAGGCCATGGCGTAGTTAGCCCAGACTTTGAAAGTCTTGCGGGTCTGGTCCTTCGGCCCCGGCATGTCAGCAGGGATCTCAACTCGTGGTTGCTGCGGAACGAATGGCACGATCTGCCCCGTCACGACCTTGGCGGTAGCCTGGGACGTAATTGGTTCAATGACCGGTTCTATGACTGGTTCAAGAGAGTTACTGATTCTGGGTGCAGCTGCTGCACTACCCCCTGGTGCAGGACATTCACTAGGGAGTGAACCTGCTGCACTACCCTGGTGAATCTGCTGCACTACCCCTGGTGCAGGAGGTGCACCACCCCCATCGAGAGTGAGGAAGTAAACGTTCGACGAGTTTCCCTTCGGACCACCCTTACGGATTTCCTTACGCAGCAATCCCGCGTCACACAGAGCTGTGATGTGGTTCATGACAGAGCGCTTGCTGATCTCGCACTGATCGGCGATGTGCTGATAAGACGGCCAGCACTCGCCTACATCGCTGGCGTTGTCGGCCAGCTTGATCAGCACAAGCTTGCGCAATGGATTGCCGACGCGAAGTTTCATTGCGGCGACCATAAGGCCCATGCTCATATCAAGCCTTCCCGACCTTTGCGGCCAATTCAAGAAAGCGATCCACGTACCAATGAGGCTGCGTCTCGCGGGGGCATTGAGGACTGGTGAGGTTCTTGCCGTAGGCCACCCCCTTCTCGGTAACGGACCAGAAGTCGACGGTTTCCTGTTTGGAGTTTTTGCGCTGGAGCAGAGTTAGAAAGCCGTGGGTTTGGAGCGCGAGGTTGAAGGCACGCGCGGTGCTGGCAATTGCGTGATCTTTGATCAGGGCGGTGATTGCCTTGGTCGGCATCGAAGAGCCGCCAGTGGCATCTGGCGCGGCGTCAACGGCGTAGCCAGGGAGGAATTTTGCATCCAGGCCGTTGTTGGCGGCGATCTTGGCCAGCATCATCATCTTGCTAGAGTTGGCAGGCTTCAGCAGGCGGTCGAAGCATTCAAGAATCGCCAGTTCGCCGACGATCTTAGAGTTGTTCGGGCCTTGAGCGGAAAATGTGCCGGTCTTGCGGATGCTCGGCAGGACCTGGCCCACCACCCACTCTTCGAACTTCTCGGCAGCCGGCAGCTTGGACTTCATCACAAGGCGGTAGAGATCGCGTTCAGGGATGATTTGCACTGCACGGACCTGACCTCCCATTTCGGTATGGCAGGTACTGACCGCTTTGCAGTGAACATTGATCGCCTTCGACGTGTTGGAGTAGCCGAGGGCTTCGGCGATGTCCTTGGCGATGAACCAGGGGTCGCCGTGGCCGTCGTCAATTACGCGGACAGGGAAGCCGTGGAAGTCGAAAGGTGTCACAGGCTTAATCCGCGCCACGTTTTCAGATTGCGAGAAACGTGGCGCGAGGTTGTTGGGGGTATTGACGGGGATGGATTGTGTATTCATTATTGCCTCGCTGAAGTAGCAATGAGCCAGGCCACGAACCTGGCTTTTTTGTGCCTGCGATTTATGCGCGGGCTTTGTGCAACTCAATTACCGCCCCGATAGCCTCAAGGCTCGCCGACATGTACTTGGCGTGCAGGGCGCGGATCTTCTTTGCTTCGCTCGCGTCGATTTCGCCGTCTTCCAGGGCGGAAGCCACCATCTGGTCAAGCGCACCACGCTGTGCGGATGCCGTCAGAGAGCGCTGGTACAGATCTACGTTGTCCAACTCCCCCGCTTCGGGGATCTTCACGAACACACCGCCGTACATGGCGCAGATGTAGTCCGGCAGATGCTCGGTCTTGGTCTCGCTCTCCAGAACGTGGATCTCGATATCGCTGAGCGGCTTGCAGCCAGCGGTTTCGTAGATCTGGTTCTCCAGGCGCTTGTTCTTGATACCGAGGCGGGCAGCCGCGCAATCCATCCCACCAGGGAAAGCGTTGGACACGGCCGCCATTACTTGCCGGCGGGTCTCTAGTACGGGCGTTTTCATGTCCTAGTTTTTCCTTGGGTCGGTTGCAGTCAGAATTGATTCAATGGAACGGCGGACAGGGACGTCGCTTAGGCGGCCTGCGGTCTTTTCACCCTTGGCGGGTAAAGATCAGGCCGAAGCTCAGAGCGATGAACCCCGGTTAATTTCTCGATCTCCAGCACTCGCTCAGCAGGAACGCGCCCGGTGGCGCACATCTTCTGCACTGCTTGTGGCGTGACCTTCAGTGACCGAGCTAAGGCGGATTGGCCGCCGGCAGCTTTCGCGGCCTTCTGAATTGCTGTCTGCGTCATATGCACCTCAAAGTTACAGCTACAACCTAAGGTTAACCCATGGACGCATTTATCTACAACTCAAATTCGCAATTACATCTACAACCGTTGTTTGTATGATTCAGCGATGAAAAATATCGGTGAGCGCATCGCGCAAAAAAGAGAGGCGGCAGGCCTTAGCCAATCGGAATTGGCCCGTCGTTTGGGGCTGAGCCCGCAGGCTGTCCAGAAGTGGGAGGCTGGTGTTTCTACGCCGCGAAACAGCAAGCTGGGCGACCTGGCTGAGGCGCTCGGGACTTCGATGGGCTATCTAATAGATGGTGGTCCCGGCGAAGAAGGCAGAACCTCACCCGACTCGAATGCCAGCTCCATGAAGCCCATTGATGGCTGGGACGAGAAAACCCCGCTCGACGATGACGAGGTTGAGGTTCCCTTTCTGCGCGAAGTCGAACTGGCTGCAGGATCGGGCCGGTTCGTGATCCAGGAGGACGAAGGAGAAAGTCTTCGCTTTCGCAAGAAGAACCTCCGCGAAAACGGTGTTCAGTTCAGCAACGCCAAGTGCGTGACCGTCCGGGGCAATAGCATGACCCCTGTTTTGCGTGACGGTGCGACTGTGGGGATCGATCTGGGCAAAACGAGCCTGGGCGACATCATTGATGGCGACCTATATGCCATAAACCATAATGGACAGATGCGCGTTAAACAGGTTTTCAGGCTTCCGTCGGGGATCAGGTTGCGAAGCTTCAACCGCGACGATCACCCAGATGAGGACTACAGCTTCCAGCAGATGCAGGATGAGCAGATCGGTATCCTGGGGCATGTGTTCTGGTGGGGAATGTACGCAAGATAGACAGGCTTCGCTGACGCCGACCCACTTCAAGCTGCTACGCACCAGCTTATATATAACGGAATGGAATCCACCCCCAATGCCAAAGCCTGATTTCCCTGCCCTGCTACCACCTGGCATGCACGCAAAAACCCTGCAAGAGATTTACGACCTCGCTGTTGCCCCTTTCCCTGATGACGCGCGGAGACTAGATCTATTTCGGAAGCTGTCCGTTTGGAGTGAGGCACTTGTGGCTGCAGGCGTAACGGGGACGATTTGGATTGATGGGTCTTTTCTCACCGCCAAGCCAAATCCTGGCGACATCGATTGCGTGATATGGAGCCCTAACTGGCGTGATCCAGCAATTGCGTCAGCTGATGCACAGCAGCAAGTCGCGCGGTTGCTCGACCACGCCACGGCCGAGGCGGTTTATGACCTAGACTTGTATCTCGAAACACCTGCTGCTGATCAGGTTTTCCATCGGGAAGCTTACTGGAGAGGTATTCTAGGGTCTTGTCATGATCGAGTAACGGCGAAGGGATTCGCGGAGGTCACAATATGAGCAGCAGCTTCCTTCGCGAGCACGCCGCTTCTTTGAAAGAATTTGCGGAAGATACTAAAGCTCGAGCAAAAAACAACCCGGATGATTTTTTCCTGCAATTAGCAGCAAAAAACCAAGAAGATACTGCGCGCGCCATTGTGAGTAAGGTTGCGCTTAGTGAGTCGGATGAACTTGGTGAGCTCATTGACGTTCGCCTGATAGGTCCTCAAGCCAATGGCAGTATCCCGCTCGATAGCTTTCTAAATACCATTGGGCCGCTTTCCAAAGCATGGAAACTAGCCGCGCACCGCCTTCGTTACGGCAATGACGCTGTCCGTGGTGTCGCAAGCGATGTACTAAATGCGCTCAACTTTAAACTCGCAGGGCTCGCCCACGGCTCGACTCATGTTTACATCACTGGCAACGCCGCCCCTGATTTGACCGGCGATAGCCTGCTACAAGCAACGCTTACGCAGACATTCAGACTGCTGAACTCCAACCAGGAAGACTTTTACGACGCTGTAGATGCGGTTGGTGGAAAATCTGCTCACCAGCTCAGTGAATTCATGAAAGGTCTGGGTAGCGCTGGTCTTGCCGTGCAGTTTTCTTGGCGTTCTTCCACTGGGGTGCAAACTTGGGATGGCCGGCCAGACGAAATAACAAGAGTCCGGGCGCTTCTGGACACTATCAATGAGCCAGAGAAGTATCAGGAAACCATTCAGGGCAACGTTGCAGGAATAACTGACACTGGCCGACTAGCTATACGCACAGTGGAAGGAAAGGTTCTTGTGCGTTTCCCTCTAAAGCTGACTGAGCAGGTTCAAAAGCTGAAAATTGCATCTCGTGCCGTTGTTCATGTTGAAACATCGAAATACTGGGACTCGGTCGAAAAGAAGGATATTTTCAAACGCCATCTCCTATCGGTTGAGTAGCAGCAACCAGCAAAAGCCCGGCCCAGCGCCGGGCTTCTTACATCTGCCCTCTCGTGCCACTCAGTTAAGCCTTCCCGCCGTATCTCTGCCAGGCTAGCAGTGTTTCTTTCATTGCTGTCTTCTGCGATTCAGGGAGAACGAAGTCGTGATAGTACTGACGTCCGTCATAACGAATCACTACCTTTTTGGCTGACAATATCTTATTCAGCATAGCCATGTCAGACGCCCTGGTGTCAGACCACTCCCAAATGCTCCCGGCAGCGTTATCCCGCTCAAAGTCCAGTTTGCCCAAATCAAAAACCTGATCATCGGCCTTGATGGTTACGCTCTGAACGAACAGCCAGCTATCAGCGTAGTAGTTGAATTTCATGCGCAAGGGATAGGCCGCCGCAGATCCATCTTTCACACCGAAGTACAGAGTCATGTAGTTGCCTAGTACGGGAACGGCTTTGTGTGAGATCCATGTCACACCCTTAATCTCGTCGGTTGTCTTGATCAGATTGGCATCAAGACGAGCAAGCGTTCTGCGGTTTTCCTCTGCGGCCTTTGCAGCCTCAAGCTGACGGGCTTTCTCGGCAGCGGCGATCTTGAGATCCGTTTCAGCCAACAAAGATTTGCCTTCCAGGGCTTGCGGTGATTCAGGGAAGCGCGAGACCAAATCAGACAAGGTTTTCTTTGCAGCAGTCAAAGACGCCTCAGAAATCTCGTTCTTCGCCTTCGCGAGCACGCGGACCGGGCCATTGCGCTCCGCATCAAGCTCTGCGCGCAACGAGCTAACTTCTCCCTGTAGCTTGCCTACCTCCTGTTGAAGCTTGGCAGCATTTTCCTTATCAGCTTGGCCGCACCCGGTGATCAAAGCAGCCAGCGCGGTCGCAATAACAATTTTCTTCATGAATCCCTTCTCCCTATAGATCTCACCATCTTATCAAATCGCCATCACGCGCCCAACGACGCGGGCTTTTCCATGCCCGCAATTCAGGACTACAACTTTTCCCGCATCCAGCAACAACTTTAAATCGAAAAACTACAACCAAAAAGCTTGCAAGCTGTAACTTTCGGTTGTAGATTTAACCCATCGCAGCGACACACAGCCACTGCGAAGGGCCTCCGCCCGACGCTCTTTGGTTTCACTCCTTGCCGGATCACCACCGGCCCAGATTCAAAGGCAGCGATGAACCGGCCTCAACGGTTCAGAGGGTTGGCAACTGACCCGGGCGTGCAGCGTAAAGCGCCAAGAACAGTTATCCAGCGGGAGTACAAGCCGAAAGGCCCGCGGCTGGAAGAACATTTGATTCAAGCCGGTGACCGACGCCAGTAGCGGGTCACGGCGGAAAGCATCACTGAGCAGCCTTCTTGCGAGGGCTGCTTGGGATGACAACCGAGGAATAGGCCATGAGCAAAGAAGTGGCGATCAAGTATGAGTGCGGGCAGTGCTACGAGCGTCACGACTGTGAAGACGGTGCCCACGAATGCTGCCAGCCAGAAGTGAGCACGATCTACTTCTGCCCAATCTGTGATTCAGAGCACGACCAAATGAAAGGCGCCGAGAGATGCGTTCTCGGTCACGCCGACCTTGAAGGTGCTGATAGCGAGTACTGCCCGAGCTGCCTACGGCCTGCTGAGCGAGCGCAGTTCAAGGTAGAGATTGCGGTGGCGGGACATTGCAGCACCTGCAACCCGATCTACTCGCCCGAACAAAACCTGCAAATCAAATATGCACTTGAGCCGAAGGATCTTTGATTTGTGACGAGCCTTTTCACTGATGCCCATCCAGAGCGGTGGGTATTGGGAAAACAACCCGGAGCATGACCATGAACAAAGTCATCCACATCACCCTGCGCGGCGAACTTCAGGTATTTGCCGATGAGAGCCTGGCCGCCTGTATCAGCGAGGCAAACAGGCTCAACGCTGAGCGTGGCTACACAAGCGGCGTTCGCGTCGTTGAGTGCGAAGACGGTCATCGAATGACGGCGGCGGACTGCAAGTCCTGCTCAGATATTCCCGTCTAGGGAGTAGATAAAAGGGGCAGTGATCGTAATTGGGCCGTCTTTCATTAAATCGGCTGGTGGTTTGGGCAGTGGTTGGGCGCGACGGATTAATTCTAAAGTGGCCGCGTCCAAGTCCACATTGCCTGAACTTTGTACCAGCTCATAAGAAACGACATTTCCGTCGCCATCTATCGTAAAGCGCAGTTGGTTTGTCCCTTCAATCCCGGCCAATTGCGAGGCGATCGGGTAATTCTTGAATTTATTCAAATGCGCCACGAGCCCGGCGCTCAGTGTCTTTTCTTGTTCGGCAGTGGAGGAGCAACCAGAGATTACGCCGAGAAAAACAAAGGCAAAAATAGTGGTTAGAAAAAATCTGAACATTCAAAAGTCTCGCTATTTGGCGGTGCGATTCTCGCACATGGCTGTTTTTAGCCTATCAGCTCACTCAACTGTCCAGCAATAAAAGCGCCGCTTCAACGAAGTTGGATGACCTGTCCTCCCTTCCCCCGCCTCTATTACGTCAGCACTCCTCCCCCGCGCCCATCGGCAACCAGCGGGAGGCATGAGTGTTGACGAATACAGGTGAACAACCCGCCACTTTGGAGGCGCCCATGAACGCAGCATTGAATATTTGCCAGGAGCGTTACGACGCTCAGTTGCCTCCAGAGGTCAGCGAGAGCGAAGAAGTGACGGACTGGCTTGAGCATTCGGCGGAGCGCCTTGTGTGCGGAGTCGATATCAAGTGGAAGCGCCGCTACGGCCAGCCGCACGTGGTGACGTTCGACCGGTTCTGCACGGCCCTGCAGGGCTACCTGAACCAGCGCCAGATCGACGGCCTGGACCAGCGTGATTCGTTTGCCCGCCTACTGCTGTCGGCAATGCTCGGCAGCCAGAGCGATGCCCGGGCTCACGCAGCCGACCTGCTGGGCCATCAACGCCCGATTGAAGCGGTCGAGAAGATCGCTGTAGCGCTGCTGAGACCGTATGCCGAAGACGCAGTAGCAGCAGAACGGGAAGAGCGCGAAGACGATGTGGATGCCGACCTATGAGTCCGCACATCCTGATTGATGAGGCAATTGAAGCACTTGAGCATCCCAGCAGCGAGGCCGGCGCCCAAGCCGTCGTGGCGCGGATGATCACCAACATGCTCACCGGCGACGCGATCACCGTCGAAGAATTCAACCACTACTGCCAGCGCCTGCTGAAAATCA